GTGAAACGGTCCGAAATCAAGCGCCGACCGCTCTCCGACACCGCTCTTGCAGGCCTTGAGCCGGACTTGAAGGAGTACCGCGAACTCGACGCCAATGGCCTGTACTTTCGAGTGAAACCTGACGGGCAAAAATCCTGGCAACTGCGTTACAAAAAAGCCGACGGCAAGTGGTCCTGGCTGGGGCTTGGCGGATACCCCGAGGTCAGCGGCGCATCAGCCAGAGCAAAGGCTGCAGATCTTCGCGCCGATACGGCCGAAGGCCGAAACCCGATGGTGACCAAGCAGGCGCGCAAAGCGGCTGAAGCCCAAGCAGCAAACGATACGTTCGAGACGCTGGCACGTGAATGGCACGCCTCGCGCATCGGCGGCTGGGATGCAGGCACGGCCAAGCGGATCATGGGAGCACTTGAACGCCATGTGTTTCCCACCTTCGGCCGGCGCCGGTACACCGGCATCCTGTCAATGGAGTGGATGGAGCTGCTCCGGGGTTTGGAGCAACAAGGCATTCTTGAGCAGATGAGCCGAGTGCGCGCTTATTGCAAGGATGTCTACGATCTGGCTCGCGTGACCGGCCGTGCCGTGAACAACCCACTGGAGGGAGTTCACAAATTCCTTTCCAGCGGCAAAGCCGAAAACTACGCCCACGTCTCAGTCGAAGAGCTGCCCGCCCTTCTTCGCGCGATCCAGTCATACCCGCATGCCAAAGACGTGCAGCTGGGTCTGAGACTGCTCACCCTACTGGCGGTGCGTCCTAGCGAGCTGCGCGAGGCACAGTGGTCCGAGTTCGATCTGGAAAAGAAGCTGTGGACCATCCCAGTTGAGCGCAAGGGCCGCAAAAAAGGTCGAGAGCACCTGGTGCCGCTTTGCCGTCAGGCCATTGAGTTGTTGGAAGAGCTACGCCCTATCACCGGCGCGTACCCCCTGCTCTTCCCCGGACGCAGCGACCGAACCAAACCGCGCAGTGACACCGTATTCCTGATGGCACTGCGCAGGATCGGCTATGAAGGCCGCCAGACTGGCCACGGCTTTCGCCATATTGCGAGCACCACGCTCAATGAACACGGCTTCACGGCCGACCATATCGAGGCGCAGCTCAGCCACAAGCCTCAGGGTGTCCGTGGCGTTTACAACAAGGCGCAGTACCTAGCCCAGCGCACGACCATGATGCAGTGGTATGCGGATCACCTTGATGGCCTGGCTGGAGGCGTGATTATTCAAGGTGCCTTCGGCCAGAGGGCCTGATGCGCGCCTTTCTGGAACAGGGCGACGGCCGAGAGCCTGAAAGGACAAACTGGCACTAGGTCGCCAAATCAATAGGAGTTTTGTGTGAGATATCTAGAAGATTCCGAGCCGGTAATTTTTGAGGATCGGCTTCACTACATGATTAGGTTTGACCCGAGACCCGAAGGGACGCCATACAACGACTACGACCCTTTCAGCCCATATTATTTCTGTCCTGACGGCATGGGCTTCGGCATCGTCTACCAAGACATTGTCGAGCTTCTAAAAGATCTCACCACAGGTGAGGTCGCCGAAATTCGCCGGAGCATTATCAGCTTCACCGATGATGCTGGAGAGCAGTACCGCGCTTACCTTGAGGATGCGTTACCGGGGCGGGACGCCGACGACTACGACGTCACAGCTAAATACATGAGAGAGAACCGGCAGTACGAACTTCTAAAAATGTTCACCCCAAAAAAAATGGAGCTTTCCACTGGAAATACTTTTTCTGAGACTCAGCTCTGGGCGGTGTATGCGCTAGAGGAATTCCAGCTTGCACTTGATTGCGCATCAACACCTCCGTTTGCTGACGACCGAAAGGCATTGGCCGAAAGTGGATACATTGAAGATATGCTCGAAACTGCCATGCCTGGGATTGTCAGGGAACAAAGCGATTTAGATAAAGCGCGCCGAGCTGTACACCGACAACGTCATACGATGATGGACGCGGGTATGCGACTCGTTCTGGCTACGAAGCACATTCAGTATGCATTGGTTTTGTCCCATTCAAATGTTGTTCAACAAGAGCGCGCAGATGCGCTCGCAAAGAAAGATAGCCGCATGAAAGGGTTGAATGAAATCAACCGGCTTAAAGAGCATGCTATGGAGAAGGCTCTGAGCTTCGCTGAGTCGCGCTGGAATGAAGACGTAAATCAGTCCATTAGAATCGGAGACATGGCCGTCACCGTTTATCGATGCCTTGTGGACATAGGACTTCATATGGCTCTGCCTGATACTAGCGAGCGTCTGAAAGAGTGGATCAAGCCAGTCGCACCCGCATATGCAAGAAAAGGTGGCCGGAGCAGAAAACCACCTATCCGTAACGGATAACCATGTTTCCGTTATGGATAACCCTATACCCAATACGCTTGGCATTTTTTTTTGATTTTGGCTTTTCAGCAATCTGTCTCCCGTCATCTACAGAAATAACGGGAACACGCCATGCAAAGCATTCACACCCCGAAACAAGGCCCTGCTACCTCGGCCCAGAACTTCGATCCGGCAATCACCCTGATTCGCATGCCGGATCTAGAGGCTATCACCGGTCTCGCCCGCCCCACAGTGTACAAACGCCTCAAAGACGATCCGACCTTCCCCCGGCCTGTACCTCTGAGCAACAGCAAGTCGCGTGGCTCGCCAGTAGGTTTTGTGCTGGCAGAAGTACAGGCATGGGTTCGCCAGCGCATCGCGCTGCGCGGGGAGGCTGCATAAATGACAGACAAAAAAAAGGCCGACCAACAGGCCCGCCTCGAAATATCTCAGATCAAGAATACCAGCATCAATGCTCAGAACGCACGGTTTATACAGCGTCTTCGCTTGGGGTCGATTGACACGTTTACCGCTATGCGCGAGCTGAATATCTGCCGACCAGGCGCGCGCATTTGCGACCTACGCAACGCCGGGTATCGAATAGACACAGCCCGGATAGTCCTCACTGATGAATGGGGGCGCACCCATCGTGGTGTTGCCTTGTATACATTGATGTCCGAACCTAGGTTCGCCGCGTGAACCCCTTCGACTGGCTCTACTGCATCTACCTCGCTGTTTTTCTCGCAGTGTCGCAGATCCCCCGTTGCCAAATAGTCGAACTGCGCCCTCCCGACTCAGAGATGAGCGCGGGAGCGCTGCTGGCCGAGGTGCCCTCAAAATGACATCAGCATTCATGATTAGCGACCGGCGGTCGATAACTGAGATTGCACGTAAACGCTTCCGCGGTTATTGTCCGTCCCGTCACATTGCTGACAACGACCTTGGCGGGTCGAACGATTTCAGGCGCAACAGCGCCCCCATTACGATTGCAGGCGCTTTTTTTGTGCCCGCATTCTCGTGTTATGGCGGGTTGCGCAGGAGCACCCTCGGGTGCGCCGGGTTCCTGAATCACCGGTCCGCCAATCTTGCGCAACTCGCCACCCCTCTCTGCTTGGCGGCAGGCTGTGGTGGCTCTCATGATTCGGGAGCTACACCCATGAAACACGCCCTCATTCCGTCCGCACTCCGCGCACTTGCTCACCGTCGCATGGCATTGAGCGCTCTCCGCGCAAACTCCTCACTTGCTGTACGCCTCAACCGCTACAACTCCCACATGGACCGCGCCCGCGCTCTGGAAAATGCTGGGGGTGCACAATGATCGTCTCGAAAAATAAAGCACTGCCACCGCTGCAATCCATCAAGTTCGGCGCTCGCGACGATATGAACCACCTGATCCAGGTGATTCAGGGCGGCGATAGTGGTGAGGGCCTGGCGCTGGCCGCCGATCTGGCTCTGGGGGTAGAACGTCTTTGCGCTCGTCTCGACGTTGCAACCAATGACGGCGAAGACCCTGTCACCTGCGTGGAGCTTCGATCTCTTGGCCTCCTTGCTGGCACTGCTGCCGCGCTGGTTCAGTCGGTGCGTTACAGCCTGCGCGATGATCAGGGAGCTGCCCAATGAACGATCATGCCCTTATCGATTCCGAACTGGTCAAAGACCTCAGGGAAATTCTAACTCTGCTGGCGCTCGCCTCTGCCGTAATCGCCAGCCCGACCACTCCGCCACTCGTGGCCAAGGTGATCGCCGTCATGGCCCAGCACACAGCTATGACCTGGGCCGATCTGCTAATTACGGAAATTCACGTAGTTGGTGGGGGTGATCAATGAAATCCATGATCTGGGTCGACCTGCTTCCCACAAACGACACCATCGCAAAAATGAATGCTGATGAGCTTGATGCGGTAATCCGTGCGACCGATGACTACATGCATACCCTGGCGCATGGAATTTCAGGCATTGGCAACCTGCTGGCTTGTGCAGCGGATAACGAAAACTCCGGCCTTAGCCCAGAGGCAGTAGTCAAGGTTGGGTGGATGCTGGAAAGCCTCGGAGGACTTATCGGCACTCTTTCTGATGCTTCCTGCAACGCGACAGTGGAGGTCTGCAACAGGACACTGGAAGCCAGCAAGGCTATGCGCAAGGCAGGTGCTAAATGAACCTCTACTCCGAGCACCCGGCGCTCTGCGGTATGAACACCGAGCAGCTTGCCGAACTGGCGCTGTACGGCCTTCGATATCGGGCCTTGGGCGCACATAACATCGATTTCAGCGACCCATCCAGGCTTGATGTTTATTGGACTGGCGAGCGCATGGTGAAACAAGCAGTCAAGATCTCGGTGAAGGCCTTCGCATCTGGCTGTCCGCTCGCAAGTCAACGTGATGGCGAGGCGATTGGACACCTCACGGCGTTGTTCAACTGCGGCGTTATCAACAATGCCATTTACATGGAACAGTGGAAACGCCTGAATAAAACGATACCTTCGTAGTTATGCGCGGCTACAGCAAAACGTCCGCCAGATAGAGGTTTAACAGCATGAATTTTCAAAACGATGCACTTGCGTCGACGGGATCGGCTTGCCTGAAAAAAGCCAACGAACTGTTCTATGTAGTTCATCCGAAAGCGCCCAAGCCACTGCTGGGGCCTTTTTTGACTGCGGAGGACGCCGAGTGCGGGCGAGTTGTGATGCGTAGTTCTGGCACCGCCGTAGAGGCTCGTCAGGTTGGAGCGATTGACGAACTCACCTACTGGCACGCGATCAATAACGGTCAGGTCATGCAGGCTTTTGCAGTAGTAGCGCGGGAGCAACTGCAATGAAATCCAGGCCAAAACTGTCCGTAGTGGGCGATGACCCAGCCAGCCGGATTCTTCAACGGCTGGATGGCGTAAAGCCGTCCGGCAAGAACCGTCACATGGCGAAATGCCCGGCGCACTTGGATAAATCACCCTCATTGAGCGTGTCCAGCACCGACGATGGCCGGGCATTGATCCACTGCTTTGCCGGCTGCTCATCCGAGGATGTTCTCGCCTCAATCGGCCTGGAGTTCAAGGACTTGTTCCCGGGACGCCTAACCGCTGCAGATCGCTCCGAATACCGGCGTAAATCGCTTGAGAGCGGGCGGGAGCATGCTCGGATCAGTCAGCAAATCGCAGCAGTCCAGATTGAGCGTGGAGAAGGTCTGAGCGAGATCGACTCCGAGCAGCTGCAAGAGGCGGTAAGGCGTGAGCGCGAGATCTGCGACGAGCTGGCCGGGTTTGAGGTGGAGCGTGGTCAGCGCATCACGCCAGACCGACCGTGCTGGGCAGTCCATGAGCAGTGGGTGATCAACGAGAAAGGCCGGCGTCTGCGCCCGGGCGTCTACTGGCACGGCTTCAAGCGCGGCGGTACCGACGAGGAAGAGAACGAAGATGATGCCAGTGACCGGCCTATCACCGACGAGTGGATTTCTACCCCGGTGACGGTCGTTGCCCGCACAACCAACAGTGATGACGGCAGCGAGGGTCGTCTGCTCCGCTTGGCCACCGAGGGTGGTATCAAGGAATGGATCATCGCCATGGAAGTATTCGGCGGCAGCGGAGAGGATGCCCGGCGTGCGTTGTTCGGCATGGGCGTCATCATCGCGCTCAAGAAACGCGGAACGTTCATGGAGTACCTGCTCGACCAACGCCCGGACGAGATGTTCGCCACCACCAGCCGCCCGGGCTGGCATGAGTCAGGCGCCTTTGTGCTGCCCGGACGAACGCTGGGGAGCGCCAAGGTACGGTATCAGGCCAGCAACAAGGCTCAGGTGCTGTTCAGTCGGCGTGGCGAGCTGGACGGCTGGAAAACCGAGGTTGCTGCCAAGTGCGAAGGTAATCCGGTACTGACACTGGCAATCGGCTGCGCACTGGCTGGCCCCCTACTCAGTCTGGTGGGCGTGCTGGGCGGCGGTGTTCACCTGGTTGGCGACAGCTCGAGCGGCAAATCACTGGCGCAGCTGATTGGCTCATCGGTGTGGGGCGACCCCGGGATATTCGCGGCCAGTTGGGACATGACCAAGGGCGGTCTGGAGATCGAGGCTTCCAGCCGCAACGACACCATGCTGCCGCTGGACGAGATCAAGCGCGCAGACCCCAAGCGGGTGCAGGAAATGGCCTATTCGCTGGCCAACGGTCAGGGGAAAGGCACGATGACCCGCGACCGCGAGGCCCGCGGCAAACTGAGCTGGCGACTGCTGGCGCTATCGAGTGGCGAGCGCTCTCTGTCCGAGCATGCGGCTATCAGCGGCAATGCCGCCCATGCTGGCGCCGAGCTGCGCATGGTCGACGTGAACGCCGGTACGCGCACTCACCGCGCCTTCGACGAGCTACATGGCCTGGAGGGTGCCGATTTCCACCGCCTGCTCACCGTGGCAGTGAGCGCGCACCACGGTCATATCGGCCCCGCATTCGTGGAGCATCTTCTCGCCAGTGATGACCGGCCCGGCCTGCTGGAAGACTTCGCCAGAACCCGAGCACAGTTCATCGAGGACAACGCCCAGTCCGGGCGGGTGGCAGATCGCTTTGCGGTGATCGCCCTGGCGGGCGAAATGGCCATTGCCTATGGCCTGCTTCCATGGACGCCCGGTAGCGCTCTGGCCGACTGCCAACTGCTGTACGGCGAATGGCTCAATCAGGTGGGCAGCGGCAATGCCGAGGACAGACAGATCCTGGCAGGGATTCTGGACTTCATCGATAAGCACGGCACAAGCCGCTTCTCGGACGTGAATGATCAAGTACCCGACACCAAGGTTTTCAACCGTGCAGGCTACTGGGAGCTATCCGTGGGGAAACGCCTGTACCTGTTCAACAAGTCGGCCATTGTCGAAGCCGCCCACGGACACGGTTTGAGCCGCGTGATAAAGGCGCTGGAGGCAGGTGGGATGCTGGCCAGACGTGACACTGACCGTGAGAGCCGAAAAACGAAGAAATACCGAATCCCGGGTGGCGGTTCGGCCCGCCTGTACGTGATCGATCCAGAGGTCATGGACGGTGAAGGTGGCAGCGCATGAACAACACCGTTATCACCGCATGCAAATGCCCGAGTTCACAGGAACCTATTTTCTTGGGGAACAGGGGGAACGGGGGAACAGCCAGTATCTATAGGGCTTGGAGCCGTTCCCCCTTATTGAATGTATGGGGAACAGGGGGAACACAAACATGTTTTTGAATATAAGAGAACCAGCCATTCCGCGCATCCGGTTATCACTGTTCCCCCGTTTTTTGGGTGGGGAACATGTACCCCCTCTGAAAGCCCCGGAAACATTGGCTGTTCCCACTGTTACCCCGTTCCCCCGATTTTTTTTCACAGGCACATATGAGAGTCATCGCCAAACCGGGGAGATCCGGCAATGAGCCTCCTGTCCGGTCTGCTGGATGGCCTGCCGCCACCGGCCACCGCATCACGACCAAACCTGACGAAAAGCCCAGTGGATCGACCACTGCTCACGCTGATCAATCGCGGTAGCAGCCAAACAACACCGGTGCGCACCCACACGCACGCCGCCAAAGCCAAGCCTGAATGGCGGCGCGCCCGAGACCAGTACATCAACCACGTCATGGCCTGTCGCAACTGCAGCATGCCTACCGGCCGCCACTGCCATGCTGGTGCAGATCTGCGCATCACTTACGACCAAACGCCCATGGAGATACACCAATGACGTCTAGCGTTCTCATGAGGCTCTGCAATATAGCCTTGAAACCAGGCATCAGCGCCGCTACCCAGCTCACCACCACTCGACGAATCTGTCGCATCGTGTCTGAAAGGCTTGATTCAATTACTGCTGAGCGGCGGGCCTTCCGCCGCGAGGCGAGCAAACTAAAACCTTTCCTGCCATTCGCTAAACAGGCCATTGCGGACATCGAGCGGCAAGCACTGACACACCGAGAAGTCGAATGCGCCGGAGGGCGAGCCATCCTGTCAGGGTTTGGAAAGACGTTTATTTTCGACCGCGAGCGCCTGGCCGAAGCGCTAGGCTTTGAGCGGATGTGCGATCTGCTGAACGTGAATCCCGTCCACCGGCACCAAGCTGCTGAGGACGGTGACACCAGCTTGCAAGGCATAGCGTATCTGTCACAGCTGGAAGACAGCTCATCAGGCTACGGCGATGACTGGGGCGCTGGCGGGCCAATATACCGCGCCTGTCACGCTGCAATGATCCAGTTCATCCGGGAATGCCCAGAGGACCAACTACCCGACCTATTCGAACCTGGCGCACCGCTCGCTCCAAAATCAACTCCTCAACTCACGCTGCATTGATTCAACGCCGCTGCAAGTCGTGCTGAAGCTGGTGGCCCTTGAATGACCGCTAGTGAGGGACGGCTCACCGATTCGTTCATGCGCGCCACGATTTGGCCTGCTCACGTTTCGTGGCGCGGATATCTGCTGACCGGCACCTGACCTACCTAAACGGGAGGTCAGGTGATCTGGAATGGCAGGAGCGTGTAAGACATTCGCTATAGCTTGCGTAATCGTTTAACCATAGCCATTCACTATTCCGGCAATCGGCCGAAGTAATGGAGGAACCGCTCGGACGCTTCTGCATCTGAGCTATAGTCAGGTAGTCCGCGCCACGTTTTGTAAATTACGATTTCGTGACGCGGAATTCATTTGACACACCGGTTTTGGTCATCATAATCGCGTGCCTAGCGCACTATTACGCTAGATGTGATGCATAGGAGGAAATCTAATGCACATTATCACTCAGATTGATCGCATGGAGCGAATGAGTGACTACCTACGAGGTGAGGCAGTTCGCTCCCTTGATTTGCTCCGTCAGATCGATGGCACTATCGAAGCGCTGGTGCTCATACGTCGTCAAATGGACGGTTTCAATGAGCTTGTGGGAAGCCTGACCAAGCAAGTCCATGATCAAAAATCTGGTACATACACCGAAGATGAGCTGATCCCATCTCTGGAGCAATCCCAAGACATTCTCAAGCGACTACACGCCGATTTCGAGGTGCGCCATAATTGTGCCAAGGCTGCGCCCGAGCTGAAATCTGAGGATGGCGTGGAGGATGCATACGGCGAAGTTATCGAATCACTGCTTCGCTACAGTGACTCTCTCGAGAGACTGAAATGGTCTGTCCTGGAGCACAACGCTGACATGGAAGGTCATCAAGAGCCACATTTGCTGACTACAGACAAAGACATTGATGACCTATTTGATAGCCTGTGAATTTAATAATCAGATCATTGGACGTGTCGAGCAGTAGATTCAAGAAAGCCCTAGGCAAGCTGCCGGACGAGATCAAGGCCCAGGCCAAGCAGGCGCTTAAAGATCTTAGACGGAATCCGCAACCAGGCTACCTTAAGCTCGAGAAGCTGAGCGGCTATAGCAGACCTTCAATCTACACGATCCATTTTACCGGGAACAATTCCCATAAAATGAGCTTTGAGTTGAAATCCGACGTAGCAGTGATGAGAAGTGTCGGAACACACAAGTTGATCGACAGAACTCCCTAAGCCCGGCCAAGCGCCGGGCTTTTCGCTTCAGACGCTAGCCTTTAGCGGGCAGCTTCTCTGCCGCTTGTACAGCCTCTAACTCTGTCGCAAACGGACCTTCGAGCCTTCGATCGGAGTTTGAAACCTCCCAGCCGTCTTCCACCTGCATTACGTAGTATCCGTTGACTTTGTAGCGCTTAGGAGGGCTCATGATGAATCCTTTTTCGTTGTGAGGGATTTTCAAGCTAACCCAGCTCTAAATCAAATGACATAGCGGTCCGCCAATGAGCGGGCTTTTGTTCAGGCTACGCTTACCGACCTTTTGGATGCAGGTAGGACGCTGAGCGCCGCAGTCTCATTTCCGATTTCACCTCAAGCACAAGCCCAACGATGTCGCTGATCGTGACCAGCGCCGTCGTGTCGATGCCTGTCACGGTGAACTCCTCCCCCTCAGCGGCCGGGTTGAATATCCGGATCGTCATTGATCCGCCTGGCGCGCAATCGCGTCGCTATGGTGCAAGCCCGGACGTCCAGCTGCTGGTCGAAGCTGCAAACAAACCTGCCGAAGTCGGCAAACTGAATATTTCGAGGGCCTGGCTAACCTGCCTGCTCAAGTCGGCATGAACCTTGACCGCCCTTGACGGAATCGAAATCTATGGCAGCTCTGAGAGACGAGGTGAAGGCCTTCATTGTCCAGGCTCTCGCCTGTTTCGATGCGCCGAGCCAGGTGGTACTGGCTGTCAAGGAACATTACGGCATCGATGTATCCAGGCAGCTATGCGAGCGTTACGACCCAAACAAATATGCGGGCCGCGACCTAAGTCAGAAGTGGAAGACGTATTTCCATGAGTGCCGATCACGCTTCCGCGAGGAAACCGCTGATATCGACATTGCCAACCGCGCTTACCGCCTACGCGGCCTTAGCAGGGTCGCGCAGAAAGCGGAGACGATGCGTAACTCATTTCATCGGCAAAAACGCAGCCTCAATGATAGGCCTCAGATCCATGCTGGAAGTCATTTTGACCATCCTTGTCGCAGGCCAGGAGAATTCCTGAGGCCTACATCGCGCGGAGTGTAGGCGGCAATTCACACTTTGCTGAGGCAATGACCTGCTGGCCTTGAATTAAATGCCCCTCCCCCGCCATGCGACCCTCAGTCGGATAGATCGCCCCTCATTTGCGGTAAATTCGGCGGCCACGCTCACGAGTCTCGCAAGGTAAATATCAATTCCCCTCTGCTCGTCCGGCACACACCGTCCACAAGCTTTCCGAGATAGCTCTCGTGCATCGAGTAGGCAGCGCCGTCTATCACTCGGAAGATCACCGCTCGATCCGACCTAATGACCCCTTAGCTATCCATCGTGCCCAGCCTGGAGTTGTTCTGGCCGTAGACGCAGAGTCTGACTTTGATGACGTCCATGTTCCCTTGCTTCTTGGTGAAGAGCTCTAACCATAGCGGATGATCATCACTCTGATGAGCGAGCCGACGGAGCGCTTATCTGGCTTGCGCGTGTAGAGGCCCGAAATGCTCACCGCGAATGGATCAGCGCAGGTTTTCAGGTCGATCCGGTCACATATACATAGGCCATCACAGACCCAGGGGCCGACCATGCAACACACCGCCGATCTGCATCACATCTGCTAACGGGCTCGTTGAGTCTGAGATTTGATGAGGGGCGTGCGCGACGAATTGATGGCAAGGTAGAATCACCCTTCATCTATGGAGGGTTGTACTGTGCGTAATTTGGCGATAACTGGATTGATTTGCCTCTCGGCCATGACGGCATCTGCGCCAGGGCTCGCGGCGATTAGCGATACATCAATCGCGGCATGCTCAGCAATAAAAGGCGACGTTCAGCGACTGGCATGCTTCGACAAGATTGCCGATGACGCAGGGCTCGCGGAGAAGACAACGCCAACTAAAACCGAGGGATCGGGGAAGTGGTACACCGCGACCAAGACCGACCCTTTGAACGACAAGCCTGTTTACACGGCGGCTTTAGGGTCTGAAGGCGGCACGGGCAGGTCGGTAGAAAGCGTGGTCATGCTTGCACGCTGCGCCGACGGCAAGACTGAGCTTTTCGTTAACTGGTCTTCATTCATCGGTACTGACGATACAGACGTTACCTATCGCATAGGCAAAAGCAAGGCCATTACCAGGTCTTGGCAGATATCCACTGACAACACTTCGACCTTCTATCCGGGCTCTCCGATCAAGGCTATGAAGGAAATGATGGAGTCAGACAAGTTTATCGTTAACGTAACCCCATATAGCGAAAGCCCGGTCACGGCGATCTTTGACATCTCAGGCGCAGAAGCGGCGTTTGCAGATATCAGAAAAGGATGCAGTTGGTAATTTCAATCTGAAGCCTCGTCAGAGCCCGCCACTGAGCGGGCTCGTGTGCTACCAGCACCGACGTCTTCTCTTGACCTTCTGCTCAGGCGCGCCTTCCCGAACCCGCATCTGCCCGCGCGCGGAACCTGACATTCAATAGGTCGATGCGAAGCGCGCGTGCAGATTCAAATGAGCAGTTCGCATTGGTATCCAGCTTGGTATCCAGGCTTTTGCAGCTATTTCCAATGGTTGAATTATCGTTCTGCGAAAACCAACCCCATGAATGAGGCCTAACGTAGCTTTGGCACGCTATGAGTTCGAGCGATATGTCAACAATTGTCAACGTTTGGTGTAATGGCTACCACTGAGGTGACCAGAGGTGGTGACCACTGCGGTACCACCAAGCCGCTGCACTCACAGAATCTCGCGCCACAATTTCACGTACTGTCGTTTCGTGGCGCGGAACAACTCTCTCCCATTAGGGCGGCCCTCGCCCAAACTCAATCTGAGGCTGAACCGCTGAGCCGAAAATTCACCCCTGTATCACTTTGCCTATCGGCGACTTACTGGGACAAAAACGCCCTTCAAGATTTCACCGACCATCCGCTTTCCGTGGTTCTTTTAGTCTATTACTGTCTCGTTCTATGTATCACTCTAAGTGCACCCTAAAAATACTGGTTATATGCGCATATTAGCTCTAATGTCGACTCTGTAAGGCTTCAGCCAGCCAGCAGAGGAACAATCCATGTCACCAACCAGTAAGCCGCGCGGACACCAATCCAAACCAACCCGTGCAGAAGTCAAAGCAGCCTGGAGTCGTCTTCGTTCAGCGGCTGACCAGGGTAACGTTCAGGCGAGTGCTTTGCTCATCGCATTGACTGAAAACAGGCCGGTGCTTGGCGTGCATGCTTAAGCAAAACGAGCATCCGGAGCAGTTAACACTGCATGCAATCACGGCTTAGCTCATCAGCCATGGCGAACTATCAGTGGACGCTGTCGGTTGGCATCCACTCCATGAGATGACGCTCACCGAGCTCATGACGGCCTATGCCAATGCTTTCAAAACACCTCAAAACTGACATCCGGCAAACCAACCCATCCTTCGACTACTTCCTGGCCGCCAACGCGCCGGGCGGCTTAATTACGCAAGAACACATAGCGGGACTGTACGTCGCGCTCAGGAGCTTCTGATGGCCCTTACATCCCGCTTAGCGCTTGAGGTCGATAGCCGTAGCGCACAGCAGCAGGTCGATGATCTTCGCCGCGCCTTGACCGCCCTCAACGATGCAGGCCTGCGCAGCGGGCCGGTACTGTCCGGAGCTTCCAGGGCAGTGAGCGACACCGGTCGCAATTCCGCGTCAGCAGGTGCCCAGGTTCAGGCGCTCGAAAGGCGCGTGCGCTCGCTGTCATCGGCCGCCGCTGGCCTGGCTGGACCGCTTGTTGCGGCAGTCAGCACGAAAGCGTTTTACGACGCAGCCGAGGCTTACAGCACCCTCACAAACCGCATGAAGCTGGTGACCGATGGTGCTGGTGAGCTTGCAGCCGCTCAAAAAGCAGTGTTCGCAATTTCCCAAAGCTCATACCAGCCACTGAACGCAACCGCAGAGCTTTACCAGCGGATCGCGACCAATCAGAAAGAGCTGAAGCTGACGGGCGAGGGAGTGGCAGGAGTCGTCGGAACAATCAGCAAGACCCTGGCTATCTCCGGCGCTTCGGCGGCATCAGCCAGTGCAGCGCTTGTCCAGCTCGGCCAGGCGTTCGCTTCAGGCGTGCTGCGCGGCGAAGAACTGAACAGCGTCATGGAGCAGGCCCCTGCATTGGCTCAAGCAATCGCCGCAGGCATGGGTAAGACCGTCGGGGAGCTGCGCGCCCTCGGCGCTGCCGGGCTTCTGACAGCGGACGCGGTTGTAAAGGGGCTGCAATCACAGCAGCAGGCCGTCGACCAGCTTTTCGCCAGGACTGCCGTGACGATCGGCAACAGCATTACCGCGCTGGACAACTCGTTCACCCAACTGGTCGGCAAGATGGATCAGGCCAGCGGTGTCAGCGCAACCATATCATCTGCATTCGTTGCCGCTTCCAAGTCCATGGACGCGCTGACCAGTGATTCGTCAGCCACCTACCTCATGCTTTCCCGGGTGTCGAATGCAGCGGAAACGCTCGCCTACATCATCGGCGGTCGACTGGTTCTCTCTACGGGCCAGGCCATCGCCAATTTAGCACTGTCGACCAAGGCGTCTATCCAGCAGGCCGCTGCGCTGTACAGCGCTACCGCTGCAACGCTGACCGCAAACAAGGCTGAGGCAGAGTCAGCGAAACAGGCGGTGCTGAGCGCGCAGTCAAAGCAGGCCGACGCAAATGCGACGCTCGCACGGGCAAATGCCGAGCTGGTAGCAGCAGAACAAAAACTAGCTGCCGACCGGATGCGCCAGGAGTCTGAACTCAACAATATGAGGTCTGTGCAGGCGGCTTTGGTTGCCGAGCGCGAGTTGGAAGTGTCCAGGCTGTCGAGCCAGATATCCGAACAGGGTCGAGCTGCAGCACGCAACAGAATGGCTGTAGCGAGGCTCGACGAAATCAAAATAATCAAGCAGATCCAGGCCGCCGAAATCCAGTTGGCAGCCACCACGACCGCTGCGTCTGCCGAGATTCAGCAGGCCTACGTCGTGAGGTCTGCAGCAGCAGCGGGGGTAGCTGAGACCACCTTGGCCGCCAATGCCGCCATACGAGCCTCAGAGACAGCCACAGCGGCAGTGACGACGGCCAGCAAGGCGCTGCTTGTCGCGAGCGCTGCCGGACGCGGCTTATTGGGGCTTCTGACCGGGCCTGTCGGCTTGATTGCCATGACCGGCGCGGTTGCCTACTCGTTCCTGAGCGTCGGCGATCGAGCTGACGATGCATCCAAGTCACTGATCAGCCATAACGCCACCGTCAGCGAGACGTTAAGCGCATACAAGGCCCTGTCGGCTGAGCAGCAGCGCCTGCAAAAAATCACTTGGGCCGACCAGCAGGCAGCAGCGTTGGACAAGGCATCATCTGCCCTCGACGACTACGCCTACAAGGTAGAACGGGGCATCACCCTCGGGCCGTTTGCCGATCAGTTCCGCAGCATGATTGCCGAGGTCGAATCAGGAAAGCGAAGCCTCGACAGCGTCACGCAGTGGATTCAGACGAACAGCAACGCGACCCCTGATTTCATTCGTAAGCTGGCCGAGCTGGCCGCGACGCAACAGACGAATACGGCCTCGGCCGCAGACCTGGCCACGAAGCTGGGCACCGTCGATGCGGCCACGAAGGCAATATCGCAAAGCACTGGGAATCTCACGATAAGTCAGAGCGGTTCAGGCTCTCAGACGAAGGCGCAAGTCGCTGAGTGGGAAAAGTACATCGCAAAACTGACTGAATCACGCGACCTGATCGGTGCAAACGCGAAGGCCGAAGCCGCCCTTCTGGCCCAGAAAATGGGGCTGACCAAGGCGCAGGCCGCTCAATCCAGCATTGTGGCCGAGCAAACCGACCTTCTGAGAAAGTATGAAAGCGCGGTCAAGGAGGCGGACAAGGTCCAGCAGGCCGCACTTAAGGCCCAGCTTGTCGCCTTGTACACCCAGCAGCAGGCAGCAGAAGACGCGACTGCAGCAGTCAAAAAGAGTCACGAAGAGGCAGCCAAGGCCGCCGAGGCCAGCGCCAACAAGCAGATAAACCAGATGCAGCGCGTCATAGATAAAGCGCTCACTCTGAGCAAGGGCACAAACCTGCTTTTGCTGCCACAGACGAAACAGCAGGCCCTGACCGGTGCCGCCCTTCTTACAGGGGGCTCTACGGTCAAAAAGACCGCTCCGGCTCGCCTGACGCCCCAGCAAATGGTTGATGCAAGAACGTCTCAGATCGAGCAAGGCACCACGGTCAACAAGAACGCCGGCAAGACGAAGGCCTTCCAGGAGGACGCTGGCACGAAGCTACTCGATGACGCCAGGCAGCGTTATGCGGTCCTGCAGCAGCAAAGCCGGGAGTTGCTGATACAGGACGGCATGACCAGGTCCATCGGTGCCGAGCAGAAGAAGCTGGTCGAACTGGAAACAGAGATCGCCCAGCTCAAGGAGAAAAAGACGCTCACTGCCGCGCAAAAGCAGGTTCTGGCCATGGCCGATCTGAACCTCGCACAGCAGAAGCAGAACGCGGCGCTGGAGAAAGAAAACGAACTGCGCAAGCTTGCCACCGAGGAAACCCAAAAGCTGTTTTCCTTTCAGGCGAACCTGAATAGCCAGCTCGTCAAAGACCGGACCGGACTGAACAACAGCCTTTCCGGGCTCAGCATGGGCGACCAGCAGCGCGCCAGGATGCAGGAGCAATTCGGCATTCAGGAGCAGTACCAGTCGCAACTGGATGCGCTCGCAGCGCAGCGCAACGAAGACAAGATCACCCCGGAGCTGTACGCCAAGCAGACCGCCGCACTGAACGCAGCGCTACAAAGCCGTCTCGCCATGCAGCGCCAGTATTACACCGACGTCGACCGCGCAGAGCAGGATTGGACGCTGGGCGCCAGCTCGGCAATGCAGACCTACCTCGAGCAGTCCCGAAACGTCGCAGGACAGACAAACCAACTGTTCACCCGTGCCTTTGGCAACATGGAGGACGCGGTTATCAACTTCGTGAAGACCGGCAAGGCGTCATTCAGCGACTTTGCCGACGGCGTGGTTTCCGACCTCATCCGCATTCAGTTGCGCCAGGCAGCCGCGGGCTTCCTGGGCACCGCGTTCAGCTTCCTGAGTGGCGGTAGTGCGGCGCTTGGCCAGGGCACCATGACGGGTTCAAGCCAGACGATCTCGCAGACTGGATTCTCTGGTGGCGGCTTTACTGGCATCGGTGGCAAGTACGAAGAAAAAGGCGTGGTGCATGGCGGCGAGTTTGTCGTCAAGAAAGAAGTGGTCAGTCAGCCCGGCAATCGTGAGTTCCTTGAGCGCATGAACGCAAACAAGAAGGGCTACGCCGACGGCGGGTATGTCGGCAGTGCTGCATCCACATCCAGGGCGTCCAGCTCTTCAGCGTCGGTAAGCATGCCAACGATCGAACAGAACTTTTACTTCCAGGGAGGCGCTGACGAGAACATGGCACAGAATCTGAAGCAAGCGGCTGACGATGGCGCAAGTCGGGGCATGAAGGGTGCCTACGAGATGATGTTGCGCGACCTGCAGCGAAATGGCCCGGCTATGCAACTCATCAGGAGCAAGCGATGAAAATCAGCGATATCAATATGCCAGAGTTGATCGAGGCGCTAAGCCAGGCTCTGGTGCCGGTGATCTTCAAGGGCATGGAGGCAGAAACGCCTCCCCACGTCTGGCGTGAGCGCGCGCAGCTGAGCGCTGACGTCATGGGCCGCTTTATCGCGGTGATCCATTGCGGTGAAGAAGTCGGACCGGAGGTTGTCGAGCTGACCGAGATTTTCACGAAGCAGATGAGAGAGAGCTATGCCGAGTCGTTCGGCACTTTGCTCGGGCCTCGGGGCAAGTTCAGCACGGTGTAAACAAAGGTATGCCTGAGCTGATACGGGCATATCTTCCTATATTAGGTCTTTTCGCTTGATATATGACACCCAAAGTGCAACAGTATTAGTGAGACATCTAAACTGATACGGGAAGCACTTCATGTTCATCCGCGCATACCTCAGAGCATCGACAGACGAGCAGGACGCCGGCCGGGCTCGCGCCTCGCTTGAGCAGTTCGCCAACGAACATAATAAGGTCATCGCCAGCGTGTATCTGGAGAATGCCAGCGGAGCGGCCGCTGACCGGCCGGAGTTGCTTCGCCTTCTCAAGGATGCGCGCAAGGGTGACGTGCTGCTGGTGGAATCAATCGACCGCCTCTCCCGTCTGCCGGTGGATGACTGGCAGAAGCTCAAGGCCGCGATTGACTCCAAGGGGCTCCGCATCGTTGCGCTTGATCTGCCGACCAGCCACCAGGGGATGCAGGATACGAAAGGCGATGAGTTCACCGGCCGGATGCTGGGCGCGATCAACTCGATGCTGGTGGAGATGATGGCCGCTATCGCCCGTAAGGATTACGAGCAGCGGCGCGAGCGCCAAGCGCAGGGGATCGAGAAGGCGAAGGCCGAGGGCAAGTATCAGGGGCGCCCAGTGGATACCGATCTGCACAAGCGCGTAAAGGAGCTGTTAAAGGCCGGGTTGGGCATCCGCGCTACCGCCCGACACGCTGACTGCTCAACTACAACCGTTATGAGAATCAAAGACTCAATCACAGCATAGAGTGGCTTACCGCCCTTACCTAGCATAACGCCCGACGTCAGTTATTCACTCAGCAACGGCGGTGGGGATACCCATGCCATGAGCGCATCGACGCTGTCCACGCTACCAATAAGGTTTCTTCCTTCCTGAACCTTATTAAGGAGCTCAGATCGAGCCTCCTCACTCAAGTCGCTTGAGCGATTGATGATGTCATCGAAAAAATCTTCAACCTTCCTATCCACGCTCCACTTTTCGATGATGCTCAGGAGGTCGTGTAGCGCATCTTTCCGAGTTTTGATTACCAGTGAGCGCTGATACTCCAGCTGAGCAATTCTTCTCTCTTCCTCCCAACGTTTCCGCTCCAAATCTGCCTCTCGATGAGCTTCCGCAAGTCTGGGGCCCAAGGAGGTAGCGCTGCTAATCAACGAATGTACGATCTCATCGATCTGCTTCGAGAGGCTTACATTTTGCTCCGTCCAAGTTTGTGTCCAATCGACCAAAGGGTAAGGGCTGTATGCTCTGAGGCAGAGTCGTTTAGTTGGAGCTCGATCAGTAATCACCTGGTAGCGCGCAGCTCTGGTTCCGCTCCACAGTCCTGGCCTGAGCTTTCTAGCCTCGCTTACAGGCAGGTACTTACCGTCGATATAGACGACCTCTTTGTCGGCCGTTTGCTCATAGATCGTCAGGCCGATTGCTAGCTCACCGATAAATACCTGAGTTGGCCGAGCGGGTGCCCAATTGCTTGTTTCAAATACCGAGCGTATTAGCCGGCCCTCTTCCTCATCGAGAGCCTTGCGCACGTACCCGGCCTGACCACAAGCGACGGAAACCCGATGTTGATAGTCGCGAAACCGGGTCGCTATTTTCTGAAGGATCATCGCCGCCCTGCGAAGAGTAGGCTCTGTAACTACGAGGTCAGGTAGATTTCGTTTCTTTGGCTTGAGATAACCGTCGCCCGCTACCCTGCCATCGGTGAACGAATCTAGCGATCCCATCACCATCAAACGGCTATCACTTCGGCCTTTCAACGCAGCATCAACGGGCGCAGCTCCCTTACTGCGGAGTAGCTGATCCCCCTTCCTCCACTCGGTAGGGTCACCAACCCTCGGCTTTGGGAGTGGTGGAATATTCGGCTTTTGTCCCGATTTTTTCCTCGCCCAGTAACCTCGAGGCGGACAAGGTACGTTCAAGCGAGCACAAACCCGTGACAGAAAAACCGCTGATACTCCGTACTTTGGAGCGAGGGAAAGCATGGGCGTAGACCATACTTCGGCGTAGAGGGTATCTCTATGAACGCGGTCCTGATCCATCTCACTGCCCTTGTGTTTCGACGTTCGAGCTTTCAGTGACCACGCTCGCATCTTTCCTACGGGTCGTCAAAACGCTTTCCTTCAGCCGGTCCGGATTTATGCCGCCATTCCATCTGTCGGCTTGAACGTTGCTGCAATGCTACTCATCCGTTACGTTGGAGCTGCCGAGACCTAGTGTTTTGGCCGGCTAGCCTGGTACCCATTAATTAATCATGCCGCCCGCTGAGCCAGGCTGGCCGTCAATACTCACCAACTACAACGCTGCCATGCGACTAGGTCTTTTCTAGCAACGAATATCGGGAAGCAGTTGCACTCCCCTAGATTGCGCACACTAAGTACGCAGCTCAGTACGCATGACTGGTGCGCACTCTGGGGCCTTACCAAGCGCAGGTTCGCACGCGCCAAGGCGCGAACCAGCTTTCCCAATTGTTATCAAAAGCTATGGTTGCAAGGCGCTGGTTTCCACCGTGGTTTCCAGGGTTTTACAGTGGTTTCCACTGGCAACCAACGTTACTGCGCGCAATAACCCGCAATGCAGCCAGCGAGATCTATAAGCAGCCGGCCGACGTGTTTACGCCATGAATACTCGGCTATGCTGAATCATTACTTCGAAATGGCGGGTCGAGCTATGGGCCGGAATGATCACGTTGACTGGGAACTGGACGACGCAATCAATGACCTGATTGATGAGGGGCTTTTAGAGGCAGGCACGCAGGCCTATGGAGTTGCTCAACAAGTCATTCACAGCGGCATTGAATCACTCAGCAGCGAACAACGGCGGGTTTGGGACAAGTACGTTTGGGAACCATTGGGGCGGAGACAGGAAAAGCTGAAAACTCAACGGATTATAGATTCGAATCCCGAGTAGAGTATTCTCGAAAACCGCGGTTGGTAAAGCCTAGCGCTGTTTTAACTGGGCGACTCGATCGTTCTTTTATCACGCTTTGAAGAATGTGAGAAAGGCGTGAGACGGAATCCAAGCAGGCCGGGCGTGAGATGCTTATACCGCGCGGGCGGGCGTCAAAAAGCCGCGACCTTTGCGCGCCAAGTGATATTAGACAGGCCCTAGACGGATTCCGGCCCGCAGAACTCCTCTCAATTGGCGGACAGCCATGATGCGCACGGCTTTCAGCGGTAGCGCCGTGCTGATCCGCTGCTGATCCGTCTAATATTCCAGCGCGTCGTGGGCCCCGCCCATTGACCGCAACTGATCCGACGCCACCTGAGGAATAAAGCCGTGTCCGTTATTGACTGCAATTATCTGCCAACTCCGACTGCTGTTGAATTCCCTCAGGAGCTGGCGGTGCTGATCGTGCGCAAGGCTGCCTTAATGGCCGCAGCGTTTGAGGACAAGGCTCTGGATCAGCTGACAAAGGACGCCATATCCGCGATATCCGCCGGCGCCGATCCGCGACAGGTTATTCGCCAAATGCGCCTGTAG